ATTATTGGCAAAATCATAAAGGTGGAATATATAACCAAAAGAAATTTGATTTCTATGGCGATTTTGGAAGTGGGGAGTTAACGATTCCAACTATATTTTCAAGTTTTGCACCTAAAAAAATGAGCAATAATCAAATGTATATTGCAAAACATTTTGAGTGGGCAGATGGAGAAGCTAAAATTGTAAAAACAAAGCCAAAGTTATTCTATTACTCAGGCAAAAAGTCTTTATCTCCTTCAAGTAATTACAAGATATTTTCAGAAATTACTGAGGCTTATACAACTAAAACTGAATATCCTTTTGCACATCACTATTCAATGAGTGGTACGCAAGTACAAGCAACGGATAAGGATATTAGGTTTATGTCAAGAGATACATTTTCTTTTGATTCTTTGGTAGCTACGCAAACAAGCAATGATGTTTACAATGATTATTGGAGGAAATATCTAAGTAATATATACAACAAAGATGCTCGGATAATGAGTGCAAACTTTCATTTAACTGCACAAGATATATCTAGTTTTAAGTATAACGATAAAATATTTATAAAGGATTCCTATTGGCGAGTAAATAAGATTTCAAGCTATGCGATGGGTGTTGATAATTCAACAAGAGTTGAGCTTATTAAAATACTTGATATAAATGTAAGTTCAGATAATATTGTAGATGAAGAATGCAAAGATACAATTTCTACATATAATTTAAACGGAACAACATCTTGGGTAAATGAAGCAGGTGGTAGTGTTTCAGCTAATCAAGTATGTTGCGAAGCAGAAGGTTTGTCATTTATAAGCTCTCAATGTTGGTGGAATTTTAATGTTATTACAGATAATCCTGAGCAACCTCCAGTAACATATTCAGGTAATGAAATAATAATAGGAACAGAAGATAATGAAATTGCTTTAAAAGGTACAGTAACACAAATAGGCGATACAACTCCTGCTGATAATACAATACTTTCCTATAATGATAGTAGCAAGTCGGTAGGTTGGGTTACAAAGACTCCTTCTTATCCTTCAACAGAATTTACATCAGGAGGAACGGCTGCAAATTACATAAACATAACTCCTAATGAATTTAAACTAACAAATAGAGCAGGTACAGATGTTTATACAAATGATAATGGTGGTAGTGTTAGATTAAGTAGTACATCGCAATTAATGTATGCAATTAAAATAATACCACAAGGTACTACTGCTACAAAAGTAACATTATTTGGTTCATCGGGATTCCCATTTAGAGTATATAGTAGTGATATAACAACAGATGCAACCACTCTTATAGGTTCAGGAACTGTTGGTTTAGAGCTTGATATAACAGATTTAGTAGGTACGAGTAGAAACTATTTATCAATAGAAGTAAACACAAGCAACCTTACGGATGAGGTTTATGGTGGTTACATATCAATAGAGTAGTAAAATGATAAACGAGGTAATAAGAGGAATAAATAAAGGGAAGATAAAAGTCGATAAGAAGAATGCAATCGCGTTTGGATTATATGAATATCCTAAAACAATACGCAAAGCGTGGAAACAATTTAAAATGGAATTATGGCTGAAGAAGTAAGGCTCGATTTAGTTGCCAATGATAAGGCAAGTAAAGATATAAAGAAAGTAACCTCAGGCACAAAAGAAGCAACCACACAAACAACGCTTTTAGGTGGAGCGATGAATATGGTTAGGGGTGCGATGCTGAAGGTTAAAACGGTAAGTAAATTACTATTCGGTAGTATAAAAGCTGGGTTAATAAGTACGGGGATTGGTGCTTTTGTTGTAGTTGTTGGTTCGCTTGTATCTTACTTCACAAAGACTAAAAAAGGTGCTGAGTTATTAGAACAAGCTTTTGCAGGGATTGGTGCAGCTATTTCAGTTTTAACGGATCGCATTAGTAAAATAGGTGGTGCTATTGCTAAAGTCTTCTCAGGAGATTTTAAAGGTGCTGCCGAAGATGTGAAAGGTGCTTTGTCGGGCATTTCTGATGAAATTATAGAAGAATCAAAAGCAGCAGCAAGACTAAAAAAGGAGTTACAAGATGTTAAAGATGCTACTAGAGGATTTAATATTGAGAAGGCTAAAACAAATCAGGAGATAGCTAAAGCTTTACTATTAGCAGAAGATGAAACTAAGAGTAATGAAGTAAGATTACAAGCGTTAAAAGATGCTTTAGCTTTAGAACAAGAAACTACTGCGAAGGAATTAGAGTTGCAAAGAAGAAGAGTTGCAGCAGTAGAGGAAGAGGTTGGTTTAGGAGAGAGCTTAGAGGAAGATTTAGAGCGATTGAATCAAGCAAAAATTAGGCTTATTGAATTAGAAACTGCATCTATTAAGCAACGAAAAAAGGTAGTAACTCAGGTAAATGATTTTGAGAAGAGTATTAATAGCGAAAGGTTAGCAAGAGAAAAAGAAGAAGCAAAAGCAAAAGAGGAAGCCGACAAAGTAAAGGCAGATGCAGAAAAAGTAATTGCAGATAAAAAGATTGCAGATGACAAAATAGAATCTGACCGTTTAGCTAAACAAGAGGAAGATAGAGAAACTGCAAAAGATTTAATAGTGAACAAGTTTAAACTTGAAAGAGAGCAAACTGAATTACAAGCTATTGAAACTGAAAAACAGAAGCAGTTAGCCGAACTTGAAAGACTAAATGCAACAGAAGAACAGAAAGCTAGTGTTAGAGAGTTTTTTGCACAAAAGACATTAGATGTATTAACAGAACAAGCTGATAAAGAAAAAGCCCTTGAAAAGGCAAAGGTTCAAGCAACTATTGATACTAATAATGAAACTTTGGCAGCCGTTGGTGGTTTAGCAGGTTCACTTGGTAAGTTAGCAGGAGATAGTAAAGGTTTAGCAGTTGCAGAAGCAACAATCTCTACTTATTTAGGTGCAACCAAAGCTCTAGCTGCTGGTGCAGGTACTCCTATCGGTTATATTAATGCAGCAGCTATTATTGCTACGGGTTTAGCTAATGTTAAAACCATATTAAGTACAGATGTAGGCGATGGAGGGGGAGGTTCTGTTCCTTCAGGAGTTAGTTCTGTAGGTGGTAATATAGCAGCCTCAATACCTGCTGCAACAGGTTTAGGAGATGTAGTTGATAGTATCAATGGACAAGCTAATCAGCCAATAGAAGCCTTTGTAATTGCTCAAAATGTAACGGATAGCCAAGAGGCTCAATCATATATTAATAATCAAAGAACATTGTAATGAAAGTAGTAGAGTTTATAATTGATGAGAACGAACAAGATTTAGGTGTTTATGCTATTAGCTTAGTTGAACAACCTGCGATAGAAGAGGACTTTATGTACTTTTCAAAAGCAAAAGAAAAGTTTGCAACAGTAGATAACGATGAGCGTATTGTTATGGGTGCAGTTATGATTCCTGACATGGAAATATTGCGAGTAGATAATAACGGAGATAAATACAAGTGTTGGTTCTCTAAAGAAACAGTTAAAGAGATTGCTCAGAGATATATGCAACAATCAAAGCATCAATCTACAACGATAGTCCATGCAAGAACGGTGCAAGGTATAACAACTATTGAAACATGGATCGTATCAGATAGCAAGAAAGACAAGACACAAGCCTTTGGTTTAGAGTATCCTGTTGGAACTTGGGTTGCTTGTATGAAGATAGACAACGAAGAGGTGTGGCAGAACTACATTAAAGAGGGTGTTGTTAAAGGTTTCTCAGTAGAGGGTAACTTTACAGAAAGAGAAACAGAATTGACTGAGGAACAGAGCTTAGAAGCTATCAGGCAAATCATTAGAGATAGCGAATTTAAAACAAAGCAATAAAATTACTATTTATTCATATAAATTAATCAGATGGAAACACTAAACAAAATCAAAGTTTTGCTCGGAATGGAGCAGGAAGTAACTAAAGAAGAGCTATCAGAAGCTGCTGAACAAATGAAGTTTGAGGATATTACCTTAGAAGATGGTACTATTGTAAGTGCTGATTCTATGGAGGTTGGTGCTGCCGTATTCATTATGGTAGAAGAAGAAAAACAACCTTTGCCAGTAGGCGAATATGCTTTGGCTGATGGATCACTTCTAGTTGTAGCAGAAGAAGGTATTATTGCTGAAATTAAAGCAGTAGAGGAAGTTGAAGAAGAAGCACCTGCTGAAGAAATGCAAGAGGCTGACAATTCAAAAGATGCTCTAATTGAAGCTATCGGAGTTCTTGAAAACTTAGTACAAGAGTTTGCGACTATCAAAACTGAATTTAATACTTTGAAAGAAAAGTATGAGTCAGTACAAGAAGAAGCAAAAGAGCTTGAAACTAAAGTAGAAGAGTTTGAGAAAGTAGGCGAAGAAATTAAACCAAGTCCTGAAGGTAATTTTAACAGAGTTGAGTTATCTCCTTTGGAATTTTCAAGATTAACTTCACAACAAAAAGTTCAATATAACATTAACAAATCTAAATAAAAAGTAATGGCAGATTCAATAACACCGAAATTGTACGCAGGCGAAGAGGCTGCTGGTTTCATTTCAGCATCACTTCTAAGTGGTGAAACATTAGGAAAAGGTAACATCACAATATTACCTAATGTATCGTACAAAGTAAATTTAAAGAACTTTGACTTATCAGCATCATCAGTAAAAGATGCGACTTGCGACTTTACAGATGCAGGCGATGTAACTTATTCAGAGAAAGCGTTAGCACCTGAAAGTTTTGCATTGAATAAACAACTTTGTAAGCAAGATTGGCTTTCTACTTATGCAGGTGCTAAAATGCGTGCAGGTGTAGATGGTACTTTACCGGCTAACTTTCAAGAGTATATCATCGGTCATGCAGGTGCTTTAGTAGGTCAACAAGTTGAAACATCAATTTGGTCAGGTGCTACTTCTACAAACGGACAATTCGATGGTTTTCAAACTCAATTAGCAGCAGATAGTGCTGTTGTTGATGTAGCAAAAGTAAGTGGAGGATTAACTGCTGCTAACATTGTTGCACAATTAGGTAGAGTTCGTGATGCTATCACAGATGCAAACTACGGACAAGAAGATTTAGCTATTTATGTAGGTACGGCAGCAATGAAGTTCTATATTTCAGCTCAAGCAGCTTTAGGTTACCAAGACCAATTCCACGCAGGAGTTACTGAGGCTAACTTTGAGGGTACTAAATTAGTTTTAGCACCTGGTATGGCAGCTGATAAAATGATTGCAGCTCGTAAATCAAACTTATTCTTTGCAACTGACTTAGCTTCAGACATGGCAGAGGTTAAAGTAATCGACATGACTGAGAACGATGGTTCTGACAATGTTCGTTTAGTTATGAAGTGGAATGCAGGTGTAGGTTACGCAAACGGTTCTGACATCGTTTATTACGCATAATAATTAATAATTGAGTAGGGGTGTAAAAGCCTCTACTTTTTAAATACTTAAAAATATGGCTTGTTTAATAGCAAATGGTAGAGCATTAGAGTGTCGCGAGAGCATTGGAGGTATCAGAAATGTATACTTTGTAAATCACAACGACATGGGTGCTTATACTATTGATGATGATGGCGAGTTAGATGATTTAGGGGAAACAAGTGCATCGTTTAAATATGCTTTAAATCCACAAGGATCTGATTTTGATGAGGCTATCACAGTATCAGAGGAAAACGGAACGGTATTTTATGAGCAAACTTTGAACTTATCACTACCTAATTTATCTAAGGACGCTCTCAAAAACTTAAAGATTCTAACGCAAGGTAGATTCCAAATCTTTGTTGAGGATAATAACATAAATAAAATTACTGGTTTTGGAGATTTATACTTAGCAGGTGCTTATAATGGTGCAACTGTTACGGGTGGTAATGTTGGAAGAGGTAAGGCTTATGGCGATATGAGTGGTTATAACTTAACTATTGTAGGTCGTGAACAAAGAGCAGCATTAATTGTTATTCCTTCAGCTACAACGGCAGCAACTATCTTCGGTGGACTTACAACGGCAGCAAATCGACCTTCGATTGCAGTATCGTAATAATATAATTTAATACATTAAAGCCTTCCAAATTGGGAGGTTTTTTTTGTTTTAAAACAATTCTATTCATTTACTATTTAATAGTATAACTTAAACACAAAGAAATGCCAACTAATTTAATAGTAAGACAAGGAACAACGGGAGTTGTAGTAACTCCAAGCGATTCATCAGACATAACAGGTGCAACTGCTAACACTCCTGCAACTTTATTTGTAGGTACGGGTGGGAATATTAATGTGATTACTTTAGGTGGATCAACTTTACTACTTAAAAATATTGCAGATGGTTCTTTCTTGCCTATTCAAGTAACAAGAGTAAAAGCAACAAGCACAACTGCAACAGATATAGTAGCTATATTTTAAATTTAGAATTGTATGTTAAATATAATTCAAAATACAATAGGTGCTTTAGCTCGAAGAGTTCTTAGTATAGTCAAAGATGGACTAAAAATGTGGCTACCTTTCTCTAAAGATGGTAGCGACTCATCAGGCAATTCAAATAATGCTACCTTATACACAGGAAAGGCACTTAGCTTTGATGGGGTTAATGATTATGTAGATTTAGGCTCACAATCAATGCCTAATACTTCTGCTGCTACTTTTGCTTTTTGGTGTAATCCTACATTAACAAGTAGCACAGGAGATAGAGCAGTGATAAGATATGGTAAGTCAAATGTGTGGTTTCACGACAATAATGAAATGCAGATTTACCCTGATATTGCTGGTTCTCCTGCTCAGTTTACTAGCTTATCTGACCCATCAGGTAAATATCAAAGATTTGTTGTTACAATTTCAGGCACAACAACAAAATTATATATAGATGGAACTTTAATAGGTTCTGCAACTACCCCTGCTATTTCAACCACAGGATCAGCAAGTTATATTGGTCAGTTTAATTCAGATAGATTCCTACCTGCAAAACTATCAGATGTTCAACTCTACAATGCAACTTGGACTCAAGCCGATGTAACCTTTGACTACGAAAATCCTCAGCACCTTGTAACAGATAGAGCTGCTTCGAGTATTGCCTTATCTAATCTCAAAGGCTATTGGCACTTGAGCGAGGGTGCAGGTGCGATTAATTACGATAGTTCAGGAGAGGACAACGATGGTACTATAAATGGTGCAACTTGGGTTCCCCGACAAGCTACTATACCTCAACTTGGTTTGATGGATTGGAGTAAGCCAACGATAGGTTCAGATGTGGTTACTCTAATATCAGACCCTAATGACCCTTCTAAAGACATCTTAGGTAACGATGTTCGACTTAGAGAACATAGTTTAAATTTAGATGGTATCGGTTATGCAACGGTCGCTGATGATAATTCTATTAATCCTACAGATGCTATAACTGTTGAGTGTTGGATTTATTGGACTGATGCAGTTACTGATAAGGGTATAGTTGCAAAGTGGATTTCTAGTGGTGGTAAAGATTATATGTTGTATAAACAATTATCTACAAAATTTGCTTTTTACATTGGGAGTACACCTCTAACTTGTACTACTGCATTAAGTAATGGTTGGAATCATATAGCAGGTACTTACGATAAAACTAATATAAAGGTGTATCTTAATGGTGATTCAGATGGAACACAAGCACATACCTCAGCAATAACAAATACTACACAAGTTTTAGATATAGGAAGGTATGAAAATTCAGTTGCTAAATCTTATTCTGAAAGAATTGATGATGTTAGAATTTATAATAGAGCATTATCACCTGATGAAATAGAGCAAAACTACAAAGCAGGATTAAACCAACATAAAACAGGAAGTTCATTTAGCGATGATTTCTCAAGTGATTACGGATTTTAAATAAATAGAAATGGCAAAACGAGATTATAAAAGTTCAACTTTAAGAAACGGATATAAATCCTTAGTAGGAACAAACAGAGATACAAAAGTTTCTGTAGCTTCTAGCGATAAACGAACTAGAGCTGAGTTGCTTGATTCTATCGAGGACTTGTTTCAAGGTGGAGAGAACACTATTACTCCTGAAGATTTACGGGCAGTATTAACTATGATAGTATTATCTAACAAAAACTCTAGCGATGATAGGTAAATTTATATGCTTAAATGAGCAGACTTATAACTCAGATATACCTGTTGAGCTTGTTGGTAGATATGCAAGAGTAGAGAAAGATGAGGAAGGTGTTTTAGTTGATGTTTTGCCAACTACATTTGCTGAAGTTGGAGAGGATAACAAAACTGCATACGGATCGGTTGTAGAAATAACTATAAACGATGCTAAGTTTTATGTGATGGAACTAGAGGCAAGTTGGTTAAATGGAGAAGTTTCTGCATTGATTGATTTAGGCGAAGGATTGAGCTATCCAAACAACACTCTCTTAACAAAAGAAGAAGCAAAGAGTTTAATTAAAGCAAATCAGAATGATTTATATTGATAAGGTGAAGGATTTTTATGTTATTACTTACTTAGTAGGTGATAAGGTGCAACTTCAAACACATAGACAAGAAGAAAAGGATGCTAAAGCCTACGCTAAAGCATTAGGAAAGAAACACAAAGTTAAAGTAAATGCTAAAGCTAACTCCAAATCAGAGTAATATTGTTTATTTATCGTTGTATGAAAATTCTACAAATGCGATAAGTAACTATTATTTGGTAGTCATGACTAATCTTCAAACTAGAGAAAGTGAAGAAAAGGTTGTTACTAAGGTATCGGTTAATGAGAGAGCAGTCAAACTATCCTTCAATGTAGATACTGGAGCAGAGCCAAAGTTTACTATGCAAGATGTTAGTTTTTATCGTTACGATGTATATGAGCAAACAAGTTCATCAAATACAGATATAACTGATTCTAGTGTTCTCGGATTAAGAGAAACGGGCAAGGCTTGGGTAAGTGGAACGAGTGAAGTATCTTATATAAAACAAGCAGAAGCAGATAAGACAAACGATGTATATTTAAAGGTATGAGTTTTAAAGTAATAAATTTCAGTTCACAAGTAACTCCAAAAGCAGTCGAAAGTTCTGCTAAGGATTGGGTGTCTTATGGCGATAATAACGACTATTTTCAATATCTAATTGATAGGTATAATGGTAGTGCAGTAAATAACGCTATTATATCGAGTGTAAGCGACCAAATATTCGGGGAAGGGTTATCTGCTACGGATAGTAATAGAAAACCTTTAGACTTCGCTAAAATGCGTACCATATTTAAGGCAGAAGATTTACGAAGGGTAGCAGGAGATTTAAAATTGTTAGGTCAAGCTGCATTTAATATCGTTTGGAATAAGGGGAGAACGGAAATACTTAAAGCAAAGCACATACCTATGCAGAACCTACGACCTGAGAAGGCAACGGAGGGCGAAATTAAGGCATGGTATTACTCAGATAATTGGACTGAGTTTAGAAAAGAAAGATATAAGCCTAAAAGAGTAGAGGCGTTTGATGGATCAAGAGGTGAGGAAACTCAAATCTTAGTTATTAAACCATACGCAGCAGGGTACTATTACTTTTCTCCTGTTGACTATGCAGGTGCTTTAAAATGGGCAGAGATAGATGAGGAAATAGGTACTTATCACTTGACTAATATACAGAATGGTTTTGCACCTAGCATGATGGTAAACTTTAATAATGGTTTACCTAGTGAAGATGAGCAGAGAGTTATAGAGAGAAAGGTAGAGCAGAAGTTACAAGGTACTGGAGGTAAGAAATTCCTACTTTCATTTAACGATAATTCAAGTACGGCAACAACTATTGAGAGCTTACCTATTTCGGAAGCATCAGAGCAATATAAATTCCTTTCTGAAGAAGCAACTAAGAAGATTTTAGTAGGTCATAAGGTTACTTCTCCTATGTTATTCGGTATTAAGGATAGCACAGGTTTAGGTAATAACGCTGATGAGATTAAAACGGCATCTCAATTATGGGATAATACGGTAATAAAGCCAAAGCAAAACATTTTACTAGATGCTATTAATCAAGTGTTAGCAGTAAATAATATTGTTTTAGATACTTACTTTAAAACCTTACAACCTATTGAGTTCATTGATACGGAAGGCTTAGATGCAGAAGAAACAGAGAAAGAAACAGGTGTTGAAATGTGTCAAAACTTCTCAAAAGAAGATGAAAAGAATGATACTTTAGTTGCTGCTGAGTTGATTGGTTTAGGCGAAGAGTTAAGCGAAGAAGAATGGGAGTTGATAGGCGATGAAGATGCAGAAGAATACGAAGCACTAGAGCAGTATAAGTTTGTAAGTAGTGGAACGGCAAGACCTAATTCAGATAGCGAACAAGACGCTAATATAAACGGCTTTATGTACAAGGTTCGCTATGCTTATGAACCATTAGCAGTAAGTTCAAATAGTAGAGCGTTCTGTCGTAAGATGGTAAATGCTCGTAAGCTATACAGAAAAGAAGATATTATTGCAATGGGCGAGAAGTCAGTCAATGCAGGTTGGGGTAAAGGTGGAGCTAATACCTACTCAATATGGAAATATAAAGGTGGGGGAGATTGCCACCATAAATGGAGAAGAAAAACATTTAAGAGCGTTATTAAAGTAGATGTTAAATCTCCACTTGCACCGACAGTAAGCACAAGTCAAGCAGACAAAGAAGGCTACAGAGTTCGTAATACTAAAGAGGTAGCGATGAAGCCTAAAGATATGACTAATAGAGGATTTATAAAGAAAAGATAATGGCATCACTATTTTGCAACGAAGATAAGTTAAAAAGTTCTACGGCTATAAATTACAATGTAGATACTGCTTTCTTGTTACCTTTTTTAAAGATAGCACAAGACAAGCACATGCAAGTTATTTTAGGAACTGATTTATATGAAAGGATTGAAAATGATATAGCAGGTGTTAGTGGTGCATCACTTACTGGAGTATATAAAGTCTTAGTTGATGATTATATACAAGATGCGATTATTCACTACGCTTTGATAGAGGCTTTGCCGTTTATATCTTTTCAAATTAAGAACGGAACGATTACGCAAAAGAATAGCGAAAACGGAACGGCAGCAACGAAAGAGGACTTAAATTGGTTAATACAAAAGGAGAGAGATACGGCAGAGTTCTACGGGCAGAGAATAGTTGATTATTTATGCGACAATTCAAGTTCCTTTCCTGAGTACACTTCGAATAGTGGTTCAGATTTATGCCCTATCTCAAGTGCATATAATATAGGTATAAGACTATGAAATATAGACCAAAGGCTAAGAATATAAAGAAGTTAAAATTATATTTAAGTAAGATAAAAAATGTATAAGGATATTATAGAAACTAATGTAATAAATACGGCAGCTATTGGAATAAGTTTTGCAGATATTAATAGTATGCTTACGGCTATCGTATTAATTACGGCAGCACTTTATAACATTCAAAAGATAGCAAATGAAAAGAAAGGTTAAGCATTTCTCAGAAGATGAGTTTACTTGCAATGGAGTAGAATGTTATGACCTTATGAGTGATGACTTATTGATTAAGTTAGATGAGGCTCGCACAATAGCAGGAATACCTTTTCACATCAACTCAAGTTGGAGAGATAAAGCAACAAATGAGCGAGTAGGTGGCAAACCTAACTCAGCACATACAAGAGGAAACGCAGTAGATATATCTTGTGCAAATAGCTCTAATAGATTTACTATAATTGATGCTTGTATTACGGCAGGTTTTACAAGAATAGGAATAGCAAAAACTTTTATTCATGTAGATGTCGATGAGGATTTACCTAATTGTGTAACTTGGCTTTATTAATATGAATGGATTTGAAATAGGCTTAGGTGTTTACACTGGAATACTTGTCGGCATTTGGTCAGATAAGTTTGAAGATGGGCATAAGCATTGTATATATTTACCTTTTATTTTTATTGAATTAAATACTTATTATGATTGATTTTATTGCACAAAATTGGGGAGAGTTACTTATCGGTTTAATGGCTTTCGGAAAGATAGTTGTAAACCTAACTCCAACAGAGAATGATAATGCCGTATTCGGTAAAATTGATTCTTTAATTAATTTCTTCATCAAAGACAAAACGAATGCCAATTAATCCTGCTTTTGCAAAAGGTATTTTAGCAATTATACCTGAAATGTTTAAAGACACAAAGGGTAAATGGAGCAGCAAGAGGACGGTAAGTGGTGTTCTTGCTATTGCAACAGTTACGCAAATTGAAGCTAATGGTATAGATACTAACACTTTATTGTTAGCATTTATATCAATCCTACCTTTATGCTTCTCTGTATTTGAAAAATAATTTTTATATCTTAGTCGAAACAAAAATAAGGCTATGAGAAAGAATAATCGTTTTAGGCTTAAATCTGAAGAGATTGAATTAATCAAAAAGCACCGAGCCAGTACCCTAGACAATTTTAACGATAATACTGCTTTAGATATGCACCTAAAAGATAGGGGTATAGATAAGAAAGATGTTGTATCTGTTAAGCATTGGCAAAATATGGGAGGGGAGCTTCGCTTTTCTGTTGTTACTAAAGAAGGAAAAGGTATTGATGAGGATGGTATCTTCAAAAGGCTGAACACTTTTATAAGTGAACACGCACC